TTATGTGTTCAGGGGGACGTTCCGGTATATCCTCTGAGGCCGAAAGCGCGGCGTCACTCTTGCGATGACACGTTGCCAGAGTGGCTGGGGCAGGTGCCGCTCGAATGCGCTGAGATAGTAGCTGTAAGCGTCCTCTTTGCCGCGAATGAGATCTGCGAGGCCAGCTTCCTCGGCCGAGCCCTCGCCGTTCAACATGGCTTTGACCCGGTGCGGCTTGGGGCCATGAAAATGGACGATCGAGGCGTCTGTGTTGAGGCCATGCCAAGGCCGCCAGTTGAAAATGGCGGGCAATCGGTCCCAGCGATCACGGAAGTGCTCGTTGAGGATCACCTGATCGTAGGATGAAGCCTTGCGGTGATACCATCCATAGCCGCGAAGGCGCTCAACGAGCGCGTCGTATTCCGAGAGCCAGAACTGCGTGTTGATCAGTATGACGCCTGAGTTGAACGAGTCACGAGACTCGGGGATCGCGGCGATGGTCTCGGTGTGTAGCTCGGCAATCCGACCGTCCGTGAACATCACATCGCAGTCCGTGTAGAGAAACACAGGGTCGGTAGCGATATGCGCGGCGCAGATGCGTTGGAAGGCGCCAGCCGCGTGATTGGGTGAGTAGTGGGTGCCAGCGTTTTCCTTGAGAGTGTCGGTCGAGAAAAGCTCATCGCGGAACGGCACTTGATGGAAATGGACGGTGACGCCGTTGCCTTCGAGCCATCGCGTCAATTTTGTGGGGCTGCCGTCGTAGAGGCAATGCGGCTCAAGCCCGACACGCTTCGCGGTGACGACCGCGACCTTGATCATATCGGAAAACCAATCAGTTGAGTTCTCATCAAAAGCAAAAAACCACTGCATGGAAGCCCCATAGCTAGGTTTTCTTCAGTATAAGGGCAGCAAGAGGCGATAGGAAGAACTAAGAATGTTCGGCTCAGCACCATTCGCCTCTATCCCGTTCGCCGGGGTGCAGCAGGACGGGGATGAGCAGATCCTCACCGCTGCGGCAGGCTTTCTCGTTCTCGCCGGCCAGCAGGCGACGCTCCGCGCTGATCTGACGACGGAAGATGGTGCTCTTGTCACGGCAGGTCAAGCCGCAACGTTTCGTGCGGACCTTACGGCGGCTGCTGGGACGTTGGCGCTCAGCGGCCAGCAGGCCACGCTCCACGCCGATCTTGTCACTGCAGCCGGGGCGCGGGCTCTCGCCGGGGCGACGGTCACGCTGCATGTCGCCTTCAGTGTGGCCGAAGGCGAACTGGTCCTGGCAGGGCAGGACTCGGCAGATGTCGCCGAGATCACTGCAGCCGAAGGTGTTCTGGCTCTTGCCGGGCAGTCCGCAACGCTCAGGGCTGATCTCGGCGTTGAACCGAGCCAGATCGTCTTCATCGGCTATCCCATCGAGACGGTCCCGGTTCGCGTCGAGGGCGGCCCGGGTAGCAGAGGCGTCAAGGACAAGAAGTCTCGGAAAAAGCGCCGGAAGAAGCACGAGACGGAAGCCGAGCGCAGGGAACGTGAACGCGAACGCAAGCGCAAAGAGAAGGAAGAGCGCGAGCGCGAGGCCGAGAGAGAAGCCCGTAGGCGCCGTGAGAAAGAGAAGGCGCTGCAGGAGTATCTGCGGAAGCAGTACGAGCAGCGTCTGGCCGAAGAGGCTGCGGAACGCGCGAGACTAGAGGCGGAAGCCGCAGAAGCGGCTCGCCTGGCCGAGATCGAGGCGCTGCAGAGGGAAACTGCAGAGATCCTGCAGATCAGAGCGGCCCTTGATGACGAGGAAACGCTGCTTCTCTTGCTGGCAGCGTAGAGGGAGCAATCCGTGAGCGGTTATGAGCTGATGGACGTTGACGTATTCGTCAACGAACAACTCGATGCGCTTGAGCGGCAAGCGCAACTCGAGCAGATGGGGCGCCTCGGCGCCGACGTCGAGTATGAGCTGATCGAGGGCGGTCCGCTCAAAGTTTACCTCCAATCCATCCGCGAGGACGCGGCTCTAGCACTCAAGAAGCTGGCCGTCGTCGATCCCAACGACAAGGTGAAGATCACAGAACTTCAAGGAACGGTGCTCGCATACCTGCGTGCAGCGCAGTGGTGTGTGGCGCGCATTGAAGATGCCAATGCAGCACAGGAGCAAATCGAGAGGGAGTATGGATCCAATGACGAAGCAAGCTACTTCGACGAAGAGTGATAACGAGCCGAAGCTCGACGCTGACGGCAATCCGATCGGGCCGGACATCATGCCGGAACCGATTGACGATGATCCGGCGCCGGCATCGAGCGCCGGTTCTGCTCCGCGCAATGATGATCCAGACCCAGCACCTCGGCGCGAGCGCAAGTCGAAGCCGCAGCATCGAGACAAGCGGGATGAGATCACCGAGATGTTCCGCAAAATGCGGGACCAGCAGCGCGAGCAGGCTGGCGATGACGCCGATGTGCTGCCGGCAGCTGCGCTGATTCAGAAGCAGGAGACTGTTGACAAATCCGAATCACTTGAGGCGAACCAGCAGAAGAATGCTCCTGCGACGGATGATCTACCGCCTTCTGACGGTGGTCAGAGCGATGTGAGCAAAAACATCCAAGAGCCTGAAATTGAACTAAAAATTGACGGTCAGACAATTCGCAAGCCGTTGTCCGAAGTAAAAAGGCTTGCACAAATGGCTGCTGCAGGTGAAATTCGCCTTGACAAGGCAAAAGAGCTTGTCAACGAAGTCAAGACGCTTCGAGACCAACTGCTGCAGCAGCTCAACCAGGCCGCCTCGCAGCAGACCGCCACGAGCCAACCGCAGCAGGCCACACCAGCCTCGGCATCCCCGGCTCCGGCAGCACCGCAAGCGTCCGTCCAGACTGCGCCCGGTCAGACTCAGACCACGGACACCACACCGGCAGGAGTCGACGTCGACCGAGAAAAGCTCCGTCAGATCGCGGAGCGGCTGCAAGTCGGCGATACCGATGAAGGCGCTCAAGCCCTAGCCGAATACACGGCGGAATTGCTCGCTCGCGCCCAGCAGCGCCAGCCGGCAATTCAGCCTGAACAAGTCGCGCAATGGGTCTCTGACGCCGTTTTCCAAATCCAGACCAAGGCTGAGGCTGACGCTGCGCTGCAACGCTTCGCGCAGAAGTACGAGCCGCTGGTCAAGAACGATGTTCTGGCCGTGACCACGCTGACCGTTCTGACGCGCGAGCTGATGAACGATCTGCGCCAGGCTGGGTACCGCGACGAAGACCTGCAGGCCATCCGCCACGATCGCATGATGCTGGCGAACCTGCACAGGCAAGCCCGGCAAACCAACGGGAACCTGCGGAGCTACGACAAGCTCCTGACCGACGTCGGCGAGTACATGGTCAAGACCTTCAACCTGAACATCGGCCAGCAGCAGAACAGCCACGGCACTCAGTCACCAGCAGCAAACCCGCAGCAAGGCGCTCCGACGTCGACGGTTCAGGACCGTCAGCAACGGCTGCTCAAGCTGCCTCAACAACCGCGTCCCGTGAATGTGCGTGTTTCTCCCGAGACGGGGCCGAGGCCGAGGACCAAGGAGGAATACTTGAACGACCTCCGCAAGGCACGAGGTTTCAGCCCCAGGTAAGACACCAGCACAGCAGCGGGTCGCACAGAGACTAGAGAGGACACTGCGATGACCGCTGTTGTGAAATGGGATGTAGATTCTCAGGGCGGATACATGTACTCGGACGAGCTGTCCGACATTCTCCGCACTGAATTGCAGCCCCTTTGCCGCTTTCGCCAGTTCTGCGAGCCCGACCCGGGTGCGCTGAACAAGGGTCTCCACCGCGGCGACAAGTACCGCTGGAACGTGTACGGCGACGTCGCCACGCAGGGCCGCGAGCTCGACGAGCTGCAGCCCATGCCGGAGACGAACTTCACCGTCACGCAGGCCGAGCTGACTGTCACCGAGTACGGCAACTCCGTGCCTGTCACCGGCAAGGTGATGGCGCTCGCTAAGCACGACGTTGAGGCGATCGTCACCAAGGCGCTGAAGAACGACGCTCGCAAGGCGTTCGACATCGCCGTTTGGGAAGAGTTCGACTCCACGCCGCTGCGCGTTGTGCCGACGGGCGGCTCGTCCACGACCAGCGTGACGCTGACCGAGAACGGTGTGCCGGGCGCGGTCAACAACGTCGCGATGGGCACGGGCCACGTCAAGGCCATCGTGGACCTGATGCGTGAGCGGAACATCCCCGGCTATGCCGGCGATGACTACATCTGCATCAGCCACCCGACCACGTATCGTCCGTTCAAGAACGAGCTTGAGACCATCTTCCAGTACACGAACGAAGGTCTCAACAAGATCTACAACGGCGAGGTCGGGCGCTACGAGGGCACGCGGTTCGTCGAGCAGACCTTTATCCCGAAGGGTGGCGCTGCCGACTCCACGGCGTTCGATCCGTACACGCAGACAGCGGACGCCTGGGATAACGGCAAGAGCTCGTGGGCCTTCTTCTTCGGCGCTGACACCTGCAACGAGGCCATCGTCATTCCCGAGGAAATCCGCGCCAAGCTGCCGGGCGACTATGGCCGGTCGGCGGGTATCGCCTGGTACTTCCTCGGCGGCTACGGCCTCTTCCACACGCAGCCGAGCCAGGCCCGCATCGTGAAGTGGGATAGCGCGCAGTAGCGCAGCTCAACGACACCGGCGGGCGGCGCGTACCTAGCGCCGCCGCATGACGCGAAGAGAGAAGGAATCCAGAGCTATGAGCTACGATCGTCCCAACCGCCTCACTTACACGTTTCCGGCCCTCGATTGGGGTGCCAACAACTCCGAGTCGTTCGGCATCCGTGGGCCGAAGGGCAAGAAGGGGCGCCTCATCGATTACGGCGTGATCGGCGTCACCGAGGCGTTCACTAGCGATAACATGACCATCTCCGTCGGCACGGCCACCGATCCTGATGCTTTCGGCGACGAGTTCATCCTGAACGGTGCCGCCGCGGGCAGCGCCAAGACGGTGCGCTCGACCTACGCCGAGCACGAGCAGGGGTTCAAGAACCATATGGTCAATCCGAACCTGCCGGCTGACACCGACATCGTTGTCACGATGACCGGTGCCAGCGCCGCTGGCATTGGCACGCCGTTCGTCGTGATCGATTGGGATTGGTGATGCGATCCCTCTACGGCGATCCCAACAGGGCGCGGGTTCGGAACCTGCGTGACGAGCCCCGCCACCTCGACACCGGAGGAACCGGTGAAGCTGCTCGGGACGGGTATACCCGTCTCGCGCGCCGGCCCCGCTCTCTGTGGGAAGATGAGATCGTCTCCACAGAGAGTGCGGACAGGATAGAGCAGTTCGAGCGGGAGTACCCTTCGCCGCTCGACCTGATGGACTCTTACTAAGGAGAAAGCGCGATGCGCAAGGAAGAGAGCGCCCACTTTGGGCAGAAGATCCGTACCGAGACGGGCCCCGATCGTTCGAGCTTCATGAAGAACGACAGCGAGGCTCTGGTCGGGCGGAGCTTCAAGGGCGGTCCGCGTGACCTGAGCCATTCGCTCAGTGGCACGTCCGTCCAGAATTACAACGACGTTCCTGCAAAGAAGCGTTGAGATCCTGACGGGGGCCGCAAGGGGGCGGGTCGGAAACGGCCCGCCTTTTTTCTTTCCGACTGAGGGAGACGACAAGCAATGAGCGAAGCACACAAACTCGACCGTAGCAGACCGTTTGGCACCGTTACGCCGCCTTGGCAGGACGATGACTTCGACCGCCCAGCTTTTTTCGAGCAGGACGGCAGGTTCTTCGATCAGTTCGGTATCGAGATTATCCGCGGCGTGCCGCTCTCGAAGATGAAGCTCGAAAAGCAGGAAACTAAGGACGATCACACGCAGAAAGCCGAAAAGCCGCCGATGAGCCCAGCGCAATTGCTGCGTCAGGCTGACACTATGCCGTGGTCGCGGTTCAAGAAGGAGGCGAAACGCATCCTTGGCGATGCCTGCCCGGCCTCAAAGGCCGAGATCAAGATTGCTCTTGAGCAGGCCATCGCCGCCTACAGGCAGCGGCAGCAGGTCAGAATGGCGCGCGTCGGACAGTCCGAAGAACCGGGAACGCCAGTCGTTGCTCAGAGTCCTAGGAACACCTCCGTCCCAGCGCCGACAGGACCGGCCAAAGGATCAACCAGCGTCGACCTCGAAGCATGGGCCAGAGGCAAGAAGGATTACCTGATCGGTGATCTGAGGAAGGCGTTCAAGCTCAAATACAACAAGGTCATCACCGAGCGCCGTGATGCTCTCGATTTCCTGATCGAGCAGCGCGTGGTGACACCACAAGAGGCGCGTAAAGACATCGAATAAGGGCAAAAGACGTGGACTACGCAACGTTGACCGGGAGCAAAGGGACTCCCGGTTCCATCGCAAACTACCTCAACCGGAATGACCTTCCGGTCACGGACATACTGGCTGAGGCGGAAGCGTTCATTTACGAGAAGCTGCGCGTGCGCGAGATGCAGAAGCTCGTCACGCTCACCTTCAGTGATGGATCGCAGACCGCCAATCTTCCTAGTGATTTCCTCGACCCACAGAGCTATAGGCCGTGGGGTTGGGCCGATGCGCTGATCTACGTCCACGAAGATAAGCTAGACGCCTACCGGGATAGGGACGGCAATCTCTTCAAGAGCTCGACGCCAAACCGATGGACCGTCATCGGGAACACAGCCTATGTCGACGTTGAGCTCGACGGCGATTTCTCGGGCGACCTGATCTATTACGCGCGGCCCGCTTCGCTCGGCCCCAGCAACCCAACGAATTGGCTCACGCAACGCTATCCCCGTCTGCTGCGCACCGTCTGCATGGGGATTGGCTACGAGCACATGAAGGATCACCAGCAGGCCGATCGTTACTTGGCCCGCGGTGAGGCGCTGATCTTTGAGGCATCAGCAACAAACGAAACCTACCGGCGCGGTCAATACGTGCCTGCCTAACGGGGGGATAGCCGTGGCAAATACCCTCACGACCAATCTCAAGCTGACCGATCAAGAGGAAGGCAGCAACAACAATACATGGGGCAGCATCGTCGACGCCAACTGGTGGCGTCTCGACGCTGTGCTCGGTGATCTGACCGAGATCACTACGTCAGGAGGTCAGGTCGTCCTGACAGATGAGCAGGAATTTGTTGCGGCTATCCGTATCGAAGGATCGCTGGTCAGCGATGCCGAGATCGTTTTCTCTGGCCGCGGCGGTTTCTGGATCGTGGATAATGCCACGAGCGGCGATTATGTCGTCAGGTGCAAGACACCTGGCGGCACGGGCGTCATCATCGAGCAGGGGACCAAACAGGTTATCTGGTGCGATGGCGTGGACATTTTTGCCGGCGTGACTTTTCCGGATGCCGCGCCTGAGATAATTCTGGCGAGTCAGGCGACTACCGACGTTCTTGGTGCCAGTACCGAGTTCGTTGCGATTTCGGGAACGAACACTATCACATCGTTTGGAACCGGACCGAATCGCAAGCGCTTCTGCCGGGCCACTGGCGCCTTCACGATCAAACATAATGCGACGTCGCTCATTTGCCCGGGTGGCCACGACATCAAGGCGCAGGCCGGTGACACGTTCATTGTCATTTCTGATGCAAGCAGTAACGCGCGTATCCACTCCTATCAGCGCGCCTCTGCAGTTCCGGCCTGGTTACCCGTCGGCACTGTCGTTGACTATGCTGGCGCAACAGCACCTCCGGGATGGCTGTTTTGTTATGGTCAAGAGGTTTCACGCACCACATATGCCGCTTTGTTCAATGCGATAGGTACTACCTACGGATCCGGCAATAACGTGACGACGTTCAACCTGCCCGACTGCCGGGGGCGCGTCACGGCGGGCAAGGATAACATGGGCGGCACGTCGGCCAACAGGCTGACCAATCAAAGTGGTGGCCTTAACGGCAATATTCTCGGCGCCACTGGCGGGTCTGAAACGCACACGCTGACCGTACAGCAACTGCCTAGCCATACGCATAGTTTCTCTGGAACAACCAGTTCTGGTGGCGCACACTCGCACAACTTCACGTATAATTTGCTGGGAACGGGCTCTGGCTCGAGCTTTATTCGCGTTGGATCTATTGGTGCGACTGGTGGGAATACGAACGCTAGCACGCAGCAGGCCGGCAATCATACCCACAGTTTTTCCGGCACCACCAACAACTCTGGTGGTGGGCAACCTCATAATAACGTTCAGCCAACCATAATCTTCAACAAGATTATCTTCGCGGGGGTCAACGCATGACGTTGCTACCGCTCGACATCCCGCCGGGGATCGTCAAAGTCGACTCCCCGAACGCTGCCAAGGGCCGTTACACAGATTCCGACAAGATCCGCTTCATCCGTGGCCGGCCAGAGAAATGGCGCGGTTGGGTGAAGATCGTGGCCGATCAGATGCTCGGCAAAGCACGCGGCGCTGTGTCGTGGACTAACCGTTTCGGCAACACCAATGCTGCCTTCGGCACCAATCGTCGTCTCTATGCGTTCATCGGAGGCGATACTCTAGAGAACATCACGCCGATGCGTGCGACCGGGGTGTCGCTCGGAGCAGATCCGTTCGAGGTGGAGGAAGACTCCACTATTGTTACGGTTACGCACGTCGAACATGGAGCTGACGCTGGTGCATTCGTCACGTTTTCCGGCGCTGTTTCGGTGGGCGGTATAACCGTCAATGGCGAGTACGAGATCATCGAGGTGATCGATGCCAACACCTACACCATCGAGCACTCGACTCCGGCCAATGCTAATGCGACAGGCGGTGGCAATAGCGTCAGGGCAGACTATGAACTCAACCCCGGTCAGCCAGATACCGTCTCCGGCCACGGATGGGGTGCCGGTCCGTGGGGCGAAGGCACGTGGGGCACGGAACGCGACACCGGAATAGACATCTACTTCCGTTATTGGAGCTTGCAGGAGTACGGTAACGAGCTGATGGCAAGCCCGAGCGGAGGTTCGCTGTACCTGTGGGAGCAGCAAACGGACGATCGCGCAGAGCACGTTACGAATGCTCCTGCCTCGGCGCGCGCCATGTTCCGTGACCGGCGAACGGTTCGTCTTCATGCTAGGCACGACCTCGCCGATGACGGTGCAGTGGCCGGATCAGGATGATCCGACGGACTGGACACCAACCGCAGCGAACACGGCCAACGTTCGCACGCTGCAGGTTGGGTCCAGGCTGATGAATGGCGTGGCGCTCGTGGATGGCGTCTCGCTCGTCTGGACCGATATTGGGGTGTATGTGTTCCAGTACACCGGCACCGATCTCGTTTACGACTCGCGCCTGGCCGGTACGAGTTGCGGCCTGATCGGTCAGCACGCTTTCACGAAAGCCTCGGGTGTCGCATTTTGGATGAGCCCGCAAGGCTTTCACATGTACGTTGGTGGCGTGCAGGTGATCCCAAATGCCGAAGATGTTCGCGCCTGGGTATTTCGTGATATTGACCCAGAGCAAGTTCTCAAAACGTGGTGCATTTATGACCAGCGGAACCATCAGATTCGCTGGCATTATTGCTCGAGAGGCGCGACCGAGCCGAACCGTTACGTCGATGTGTCTCTGCATGATTTCAGCTGGACCATCGGCACGCTCGACAGGATCACTGGCACTCTTTATCGTCCGTCAACTGGCTCAAGCCTTTTGGTGAGCCACGACGGCTACATCTACGAACACGACATCGGCACTGATGCTGATGGTCAACCACTAAGAGCAACGTTGACGTTTGGCCTCTACGCACTTACTCGCGGAGAGAGAAACGTCGACATCATGGGGCTCATTCCAGATTGCGAGCGACAGTCTGGGCACCTCAAATATACCATTTTCACGAAGGATTGGCCTAACTCTCCAGGCATTCTGGACGTGCAAAGCGTTACGCTTGCTCCGGGAGACCACGAGGCTAATCTTCGGGTGTGTGGCCGCTTCTTTAGCATGGAGATTGAGTCAAACCAGATTGGCGGAGATTTTCGCCTCGGTATCCCGCATCTCGAAGTTGCACCAGCGGGAATGCGCCTATGAGACACGTTCCTCTTACGCCAGCACCGCTATCAGACGACAAGAGGCTCCTGCGCTGGTGCCATGACAAGATCGTGGAACTAAGCCGCGCCAGCCACATCGACGAGATTTCCAGTTATACGCTGAAGAAATTGGCGGATTTACTTGCCGAGAAACTGACCGCCGCATTGGCGCCAGTCTCTCTGGAGTATGATTCAATCGTCGATATTAACTGGAAAGGATTCATCAACGCCGAGCTCGTTGTTCAAAATAATTGTCAGATCGGCAATCCGACGGATGGAATGCCAGGGACGTGGCGCACCATCATCGTGAAAGGGAACAACTCGACACAGAGAACGATTTCATTTGGCGATCAGTTCGGTGGGGAAGTGCCGCAGATTTCCGACGTTACCGACACGAAATGGTATCAGATCTTCCTCTATTGTGTGTCATCAACGCACTTCCTTGCTTCCGCCCGTGATGCGAGCCCGCCGTCGCCATGAGCTTTCTTCCTAGGATGTTTTCAGCGGCGGCGGTGCACGCCTGGGAAAATGGAGTTTGGACCCATAAGCCATTCTCCGGCAACGTCGGAAGTTTCGGCCTGATCCTCGATGGATCTGACGGCTTCAATGATGTCTCCGGTAACGGGCATCATTTCGGTGCATTCAACGGTGTTCAGCTGGATCAAAACGATCTGCCGCCGTTCATCTGAAAGCCAAGCATCATCATGACACTGAACCGTAACCCGGCCTACACGGTCGAACGTGTAGGCGCGGATGAGAAATCCTTTGTCGACGTGTTCGAGCTGCTTTTGCAGCAACACGAAGAAATAGCGTTGGCGCCGTTTGACCAACAGAAAGCCGTTTCCCAGGTATGGCAGGCGCTATGCGACGGGATGACGTTTGTGGCCAGAAAAGACGACGGCAAAGCCGTCGGCACGCTTTCTCTGGCGGAAGTTGAGTGGTGGTTCGGGAAACACACCTATCTGACTGATCGCTGGTTTTATGTCCTACCGCGCTATCGCCGTGGTCCGGTAGGGCATTTGCTGTTGCGTGCAGCTACGGCGGAAGCGGATGAAAGAAAAATACCAGCTTTCGTGGACGTGGTTAATCCGAATCGCCGTCACAAGAAAACATCGGCGACTCTGCAAGCAATTCGCGCCGGTTACTTGCCGGTCGGTTATACGCTGAAACTGAGGTAAAGCCAATGTGCTTCGGAGGCAAGTCAAAAACCGTCACAGAGGTGAAAGTGCCCGCGTATATCGAAGAGGCCGGCAAAGACGTTATTTCTTATGCCCGTCGGCTTCGCGACAAGCCGTTCCAGCCATATACGGGCGATCGGGTAGCAGAATTTTCTGGCGATCAGACGTCAGCCTTCCAAATGCTACGAGATATGATCGCCGGTGCGCCGCAAGTCGGTGGCGAGGCAATGTCCGGCGCCCGCGCCTATGGAACCGCACCGGCTCAGCATCTCGAAACAGAACGCATTGTCGATGAAGATGGACGGCTCGGGGCCATTTCCGACTACATGAACCCTTACGTCGAGCAGGCATTGCAGCCCGCTTTGCGTAAGATCTATGAGGCCGCGGACGCAGCTCGCAAACGTATCGGCGCCGGTGCCACTTCGGCAGGTGCCTATGGCGATGCGCGCCATGGCATTCTCGAGGCGAACCTCAATCGTGACGTCGCCACAGCTGCGGGCGATACCGCAGCGCAATTCTACATGGATGCATTTCGCGAGGCGCTTGGATTGCGCGGTCAGGATTTGGCCCGCATGACGGATCTCGACAAGACGAATGCTCTGTTCCAAGAGCAGGCGCTAGAACGGCTTCTGAAAGGCTCCGGCGCGCTGCTTGATTTTGCTGGTCAGGATCAGCAGCAACAGCTTCAGGCGATCCAGGCATTGCTCCAGTCTGGCGGATTGCAGCAGGCCAAAGAGCAGGCCGAGCTGGATGCTCTCTATCAGGAGTTCCTGCGCGAGTACGGCCACGATTTCGACGTTCTCTCCGCCATGGCATCCGCGATTTCCGGCGTGCCTTACTCGAGGACGCAGGTCACGACACAACCGAACAATTCCGGATTTGGCTTCCTTGGCTCTGCGCTGGGCAGCCTACTCGGCACGGAAGCTGTAGGCGGCGCCATCGCCGCGATGATCTGACGGGGGGTTTCAATGGCAGACCTTCTCACCACGCTTTCCGCCATTCTGGGCGGTCCTGCGCAGGCCGCGCCAGCAGGTGCGGGCAACATCCCGCCGTTTCCGTTCCCCCGCCTGTCAACGCCTCCGCTTCCTGAGCGCAAGCCGGAAGCACTGAGGCCAGAGACGTTCGCTCTCCCCAATCCGCTCTCGAATTTCGATCCGCATACTGGCCAGTTCCGCGGCGGGCCCGCTGCCGCCGCAGCCCCGGCACCGGCTCCCGCCTCTGCCGCTCAGGCAGATGCCGGACCGGGGTTTTTCGATCGCTTGCGCAATGGTCCGGGGAACTCCGATCCCATTATCAATGCCATTCGCGAGAATGTGCCTGGCGTGGAGTGGCTGCGCCGTCTTCTTCATGGTGAGCCTGCACCTGTCGTAGCGTCGGCCAACGCCGCCCCCGCTATGTCGTCGCCTGCGGCTGACACGCCTCCGCTTCCCGTGCGCCGTCCTGGCCTGCCGAAGGTGCCCGGAATCGTGGTCGACAATGCGCCAAATGCTGGCGGCAATGATCTCATCTCTGAGATGCGCACGATGTTTGCTGGTGCGCCGATTGCTCAGGGCACGACGGGCCCGCGGGCCTTCACCATGACAACCCCGGCCCAGGGCACGCCGCAACCTGACATACCTCCCGCACAATCCTCGCCGACGGCGAGCCCAGCGCATACCGCTGCGATCGGCGGTTGGCAGACCACGGTTACGCCGGAGCAGTCTGGCCCGACCGTCACCGGCAGGGACGTCGCGCAATTCTTCCGCAATCTGTTCCGTGGCGCTGCGGTAGCAGATCCGCGAGCTCCAGGTTTTACCGCGTTCTCGCAGGGCGCGGCTGGGGCGATGGTTGGTCGTCGTCAGGAAGAGCAAGAGGATTCGGCAGCAGCCCTCAAAGCTGAGGAACGGCAGTTCGAGCGCGACTACAAGACGGCCGAGATGCGCCGTGCCGAGGCCAAGGCTCTCCGTGAGGCTCGCCGCGCTGAAATCGATAACGCGAAGACGGTCACTGAGATCATCCGCAATCTCGGCGGCGATCTGACTACGGATCAAAAGCTCAGGCTCGAGAATGCTGTCACGAACTACGCGCGGGCCATCAATCCCGCCGGCACCATGACGGAGGAAGAGCTGCGGCCCAAGCTCGAAGCGTATCGCGATCAGCTCGTGAAAAATATCACGGGCCAGGGACAAGGCGGTGGACAAGGTCGCTTCCGCGAAGGTCAGACGGCCACCGGTCCGAACGGAGAGAAAATCGTGTTCAGGAACGGGCGGTGGCAGCCCCTGTCCTGA